AAACAGAGTTTTACCATCCAAGGCATGTGCCGCCCGATGCAAATTGGGCAAGGATTCACGTGAACGGTTTAATATGTCTGGTTGGTCATGTCGAAGGGAATGTTTTTCATCTTGTATTTCTCGACAAGGATCATAGGTTTTGGAAATCAGAGAAAAGGCATACTTAACCCGGCTAGTCCGGGTTTTTCTATTGTTCTAGATCTTCTAAAAGCTTTACTAGCTCAACCCCGAGGCATTCGGCTATTCTGCTTAAAGTTTTGACATGTGCCGCCTCCGCTCCCTGCTCAAGCCTGCTAAGATAACTTGTACTAATCCCCACCTTCCCCGCCAATTCTTCTTGCGTCAAGTTCTGTATCTGACGCAAGAGTGATTTGGCATGAAGCCATGCGCCTTTTTCTGGCCAGAGGTAGAGGATAGAGGTAAATTTGAGGCTATCGGGAATTTTCGGATACCCTTCCTTGAACCTCGCCAACTCTTCACCTTCTAATTTGAAGAAGTGTTTACCCTCGGTGTACCTAGAGGCGTTGTTACTGTAGTTCTCGGAAATATGTTTGTTATCCGTGCCATAAGATTCAGCTAATTGTGCCGTCGTAAGAATCCTTTGACCTTGGTATTCGATGGGAATTAAATTGTTCATAAGCCCTCCTCAGAATTTAAAAACAAAATAATTGAAACCTTATATTTTTCACAAAATCTTCTTCAAGATTCTAAAAGCTGCCATCGGGCACCCTCTCCTTTTTTATTTTATTTCTATGATGTATTTAAAAGAGGTCATCGGAAATAAATCCGACGGCCTCTGGGTTGTTGTGCATGGATAGACCTAAATCTACTCATTTCTAACCAATACTACCAAACTCTACAAAGTGTAAACAACATAACGCTATTGCAAGATTCGGTAATACATGTTATCCTAGAAATGCAATTACGATTCACTTAAAGTGAATTAATAACTGGTAAGAAAACACCCTGGGCCGCCAAACCTAATAGGGTGTTTTCTTTTGCGTTTTTAACCTTGTACTTAGTTTAGCAGATCATTGTAAGGTTATCAAATCAAATTTTATTGATTAAACTTAATTTTACATTCAGATCAATGCTGGCTATCTGTAACATCTTACAAATATGTAACAATTCTTTACATATATTATACTATAGTTGTGATTTATTGTAGTTTTGTTTAGTTCTTACCAAAAAAATATTATTAAAAAAATTAATTGTCTGAGAATTATTCCAAAAAATATTCCACTAAATTTGCAAAAAAATATTCCAAGAGACAGCAAAAAAGCCTCCCTCCAATTAAGGAGAGAGGCTTTCGTTATGCAAGCGGTCGATACCGCATTAAATTGGCAATTGACTTTCATTAACTAACCTTGTTGATGGCGGGGTAGGTGGCTCATCCTTAGTCTCATCGGGCAATGTTTTACTAGCAGTTGGAGTAATAATATTCGCACTAAGTAGCGTCACGTTATCCGGGTTATAATTACTCGCATTAATAGACATCGTCGGCGCTGACGCCATACTTGGCTGACTCACATCATGCATCCCAGCCGCAGTAATGGCTATCAGGAACGAATTCAGTACGGCGAGCCCAACCGCCTCAACCGTGAAATTACCCACTACATACAGCGTAAACGATTGAATAGATAGCGCGATGAACACGGCCAAGAGCCTGATCCACCAGTCGTTAAGGTGCTGGCGAATGGGTTCCTTGAAGAACTGGACTAGGAGATATGTGACGGCCACGAGGCCGGCGAAGCTCCCGAGGTATGAAGTGGTAAATAAATCACTGGGCATGTAAGATCCTCTCCTTTTTTAAATTGGCAAGCGCTTGCGAATTTGGATTGTAAACTAATCTTTGCCGGGCGGAGTTGACAATGGCTTACCCCAAATATTTCTTAACCTCGGCTGCAGTGGCATACTTATCCTTACCACTTAATAGAACTTCCCCCGGATGACCCGTAGGCGGCCCGCCCACGACGATTAACTTTCCAGCATTCCAGGCGTCGCCCGGCACCGTTTTATCCGGATTGCGCACAAACACAGCGCAGTTCCCGTTCTTATATGCGACATCATATCCGGCCCAAAAATCATCCCTAGAATACAACAACACCGCAACGCTTAGCATATCGTTCCCTCCCCCATCCTCCGAATAAACAACCCCCATAGCCCGACTAAATCCCCTGCAAATTGCCGAAGATACTAACTCGTCCCAAGCATCCTTCTTCATTAACGCCTCTTCTGCCGGATTCGAGATAAACCCAATTTCCACTAGAACAGCAGGGTAGCCGATTGTTTCCCTGAGTACATGCAGATTGCTAACCTTAACACCTCGATCAGTTAGCCCAGTCGCCGCGACGAGTTCCTTCTGGATTTCCTTAGCTATTTTTTCAGCCATACCACCTAAGCCGCAAACAATCGTTTCGACTCCGTGTGCGCTTGGATCAGAAAAGGAGTTAGCGTGGATTGAAAGAAAAGCGTTGGGGTTAAAACTGTTCGACGCATCGGTCACATCCCAAAGATCTCCGTCCTGGATGGCGAGAATATCCCAGCTATTTGCCTTTAGTTTTCTGACTACCTTCTCCCCAACTTCGCGCGTTTCTGTAGCTTCTTGGTATCCCGTTGCCCCTATTGCACCGGGATCATTACCCCCTGAGTCTAGTGGACCGTGCCCAAAATTTATGACAGCCCTCATTTCCCTTCCCCCTTCTCCGTTGGACTCTTATCCTGCAACACCGCTAATGCTCGATAAAACACCTTTGGAATCTTTACCCCCATGCGCCCCCCGTTCTCAAAAATACTGAAAGTTTCATTTACGATGAGGCCCCAAAGAACGGCATTGCGCCAAAAATCTGAGCCCCCGAGCATTAAATCAATTTTGTCAGCCACAACGACCAAGGCAATAATAAACGTTTTCTTCGCAATGCCTTGGAGCCCCTTGGCGCTGCTAAGTTCCCCTCGGATCCACGCAGCCGCCACTCCAGACGCATAGTCAATCACTATGAAGATCACTAACACCTGAAAAAGATAATCAAACCCTCCTACCAACCAAGCTAAGGTGGCACCCATCGCCACAGAAAACCAACGAACATAATCCAATGGTCCTCCCCCTTTCGTAATAGACATGGGTTCACCCCGGGTACCCTACTTGCCGTCACCGTTGCCAAAGCTTCGCAAAACAATATAAAAGCTTTGTTTGCTTCCCCATTCATCGCGTCCGATTTTGTCCGAAGACTACTTTCGTTTGATATAACGCTCCAAGGGCTTAAATTCCGATGCAACGAATCGTACAAATTAATAGTGCCGCAGAATAATTAAACTACTAATTGGTATCTAGAAAGATTAACGGAAGCATTATAATCTCGATCTATCATCAAGCCACACCCACACCTATATACCCTGTCCGACAGCCTCAAGTCCTTTTTAATGGCTCCGCAACTTGAGCATAGTTTACTCGATGGGAACCACCTGTCAGCTTCAATGAACTCAATACCGCGTCTCTCACACTTATACTTGAGTTTCAGCTTAAAGTCATACAGCTTTTGTTGAGCGATTGCTTTAGATAGGTGTCGATTTTTCATCATACCCTTAATGTTGAGGTTTTCGACGACCACTCTACAGGGCTTGGTTTTCGCAATTGCAGTCGTGGCTTGGTGGGCATAATTACTTCTAATTCCGGTCAATTTTCGACGTAGCACGCGGATTTGCTCTTCGACTTTTATGATGTTGCAGGTTTTAACGTAACGGCTTCCCTCCTTATTCACTTCGTATTTACGAGAAGCTTTTCGTTGTAACCTACGAAGCCGTTTCTCTAGCTTTTTGACACTTTGGGACTTATTGATATTCTTAAACACCATGCCGTTCGAGCAGACTGCAAGTTCTTTTACTCCCACATCAATGCCGATTACCTCGCTTGTTAAGGGTTCAATAATTTGCTCTTGTTCAATTCCTACGGCCATATACCAGTACTTCCCGTCAAAGGAAATACGGGGGTTGGTGTATCTTTCCCCTATGGGTAATTGTTCCGAAGTCTTAACCCAGCCAACTTTCTCAATAAGGATAATGCCCTTTTTAACTTTCAACTTTATGTTGTCGTTGTAAAATGATGGTACAGACTTCTTACGGCTTTTATACTTAGGCTTTTCAGTTAGATGCTTAAAGAAATTTCCATATGCACCACAGGCATCTTTGATGGCTTGTTTTGGGATATTATTAGAAACTTCATTAAGCCAAGAGAACTCTTCTGTTTGCTTTAACTGAGTTATTTCTTTTCTCAAATCATTGTCCGAAAGGAACTTTCCACCACTTGCATAATTCTTCGCCTGCCTGCCTAACGCCCAATTATATGCCCATCTTGCAGTTCCAGTGGACTTCCACAACTGATGCTCCTGTTCCACGGTGGGCCGTAGTCTAACTTTCTTTCCAAGTATCATTTTGCAGTTTGCTCACCTCCTGCGGATTTCGGGTCTGAATTTGGGGCATAAAAATAACCGCTGGTTAGCGGTGAAAATAAAGTGAAAAATATTTAGTTTTATCATTGATTACGTGTTGACGCTATCAATATATTATGATAGGATAAGTTAAGATCAAAAACGAGGGGGAAACAAAAGTGAAGAAATCTAATCCGATGCCAACCGTCACATACGATGGGGAAACCTACAAATTAAGAAGTAGAAAAACGGAAGTACCAGACCTTACCTCCATGGAAAGACTTACGGCTCTTATTTGGATAAACCGTAACACAACATCACGTGGCTATAGTAAAGCCCCAGATCCATTGATTGGATTGGGAGGAGTTGTTAGCCTAAATGGCTAAAGGCGGCAAACGTGAAGGCGCGGGGCCAAAACCTCGCGCAGGAGTCAAAGCAAAAAATCGCTCGGTAAAATTCACTGACGCAGAATGGGAGGTGGTAAAAGAGAAGGCAAGAGTTGAAAGCCTAACCGCGAGTGATTATATCCGTAAGAAAGTTTTAAACGAGGAGGAGGGAAAATAAATGGGTGCATTCATATCGCGTCAACCAAACGGACTATATTGTAGGTTTTCAACAGTTGTTGATTGCCCAACCCACTATAACATGACCGACGAGGAATACATTAAATATTGCACCGAGAAAGCAAGGGAAGAGGCTATAGATGTATTAAATAATCACCTCCGACCCTTTAGTAAAGTCGTAGATTGTTTTACGCCAAACAATATGAGCGAGGAAGAGTTTGCCGAATTCTTAAAAATAGTTAGCAAGCCCGAGTAACCACAAGGCCAGCCGGGGCCAATACCGGCGTGAAGGAGGTGCAAAGATGAACAAGGTTAGAAGAAAGCAGCTTGATGACCTGATAACGAAGCTGGAGGAGTTCAAGGAGGAACTCGAAGTGCTTCAGGAGGAAGAGAAGGAATACCGCGACAATATACCGGAAAACCTCCAGAATTCCACACGGTACGAAAAAGCAGACGAGGCATGCGATGCTCTCGGTAACGCAGTAAGTTCCCTTGAGGAAGCTGTTGAATATATAACCGAGAGCGTTGGCGAATAACGACGGCCAATACTGGCGCGAAAGGAGGAAATACCTTGAAAACCCTAACCTGTACTTGCACTTGCGGCAAAGTATTAACCGCGAAAAAACTGCATGGCGTCTGGCTAAACCGCATCTGCCCGCGCTGCGGCAAAGAATACTACTACGTGAAATCGCTAGGCAAATGGCTCGACACCTATCGTGTCCATGCCACCAACAAGTCGAAAGCACCCGCCTCCGCCGCCACAGCTAAGAACGAGTGCTAACCCAGAAACACCGGAACGGCGTCTCTATGCCCATTGTAAAACGTCGCTCCGGTAAAAACAAGAGGAGCGAAAAGAGATATGAGATACATTGAAGAATTTTTGACCGCCCGGAAGCTGGACGGCCTTGCTGTCGGTACCATAGATCAGTACCAACGTGAGCTGAAAACGCTTGCCAGATACTTGGACAAGCCCACCATCGAGGCCACCACGAACGACCTGCGTCAATACTTAATCCAATTTGCGCACCTCGCCCAACGAACAACTAATCGTAAAATATCCACAGCCAAGGCGTACTATACTTGGCTGGTGCAGGAGGAATACCTTGAACGCAACCCCACTAAGAAAATCAGATCCCCCAAGGACCCGGCATCACTGCCACGGAACCTAAATAAAGAGGATGTCGAACTACTACGCTGGTACCCGAAATCACCTCGCAATCAGGCTATAATCGAACTACTGGTCTCCTCTGGAATGCGTGTTGGGGAACTGTCTCGACTGAATCGCAATGACCTTGATATGGCTAATCGGCAAATTCGAGTCATCGGAAAGGGTAACAAGGAACGGTTGGTGTTTTTCGGACATATTGCCAAGTTTTGCTTAACGGCTTACCTAAACGACCGGACCGACCAGAACCCAGCCTTGTTTATTAACCGGTACGGTAATCGCCTCCGGATCCGGAGTATAGAAGCACAACTCAAGGCACACGCCCAACAGGCGGGGATCACGAATAAGGTGACCCCCCATATGCTCCGGCATACGTTCGCTTCGGGCCTGTACGAGCAGGGCGCGGATATTGATTTTATAGCGAGATTACTCGGACATGAGAGTACAGATACTACGAGAAAATACACAAATATTAACAGTGCGGCGATGGCGCGGATGTTTGATAAGTTTCTGGTCAGCTGAGTTTAAGGCACCCTGAGGAGGGTGCCTTTTTTATCTGATGGAATTGGGTCTTTAGCGAACCACTAATCCCCACCACTCTCCACCAAAACAATATCACTCGCCTCAACATAATTACTAACCCACTCCATATACTTATCCTCTGGCTTTAACAAGGCAAACGTTCCCTCTACCGCAACGGCATTGCCCTCTGCATCTACTCCGCTTGCCGAAACAATATCCTGTACATCTGCCCAACTTGCAGTAACGCTCCCCGCTAATCGCATGTTATAAGAAATCATAGCGTTGGCTTGAATAGCTGATCTATAAGTTTTAAATACTAAATACATCTTATTCCTCCTTTACTTTACGCTGTAAACCCATGTCTCCTAAACGCATTCTGCGTCAACCTACTCACTGTATTTGGTGTCCATAATCCATTTGCCATGATGAAGTCTTTCATTGTGCCATTTAATCCCCTATCTCCTGCTGAACGATTACCAATATATAAATCTTGTACAGCATCACTCGCAGGATTACCGCTTGAGCTAGAATCTGTTTTAGTTAATGCTTGTGGAACACCGTTAATATACATAATCGGGTCATTAGTCTTGGCTGAATTATCATAAATTAATACAATTACATAGTTCTTATTATAAACAAGTGAACTATTCGGGGTAGACCAACTAATATAACTAGCAGCGGCAAAATATTGGCGAAGATTGATACACATATTTACTGTATCAATCCACATATATCTCCCTAGTCCAGGAGAGTATTTGTCAAATATTCTCCCTGCATTCCCTCCACCAGCCCCATTAAACTTCCCTACCCACATCACGCTCAAATTAGTAATATCATTTATCACAGGTGTTTTAGCTACAACTAAACTGTCATCCGTTGCATCAAACTTAAACCCATCCAGCAGATTGCCTGACATTACAGCCATAGGCTGACTTGCAGCCGTGGTTTGTTTAGCTCTTAATTGTAGTCCTGCATCAGAACCTAGAACTGAAGTAGGCTTAATAGAGAGAATTACCGAAGGTAAAATCTCAACTACATCACTTATTTTAAATATTATTTTTAATTTAGCTGTAGTTGCCGAAGTAGTAAGTGTATATGGGACATTCTTCCAAGTGTCGCTTGATGTTATAAATACATCGTCAGAGGTATATTGAAACGTAAAAGACAAATACCCTTGTGTACTACCAAAAGTATAAGAGGTATTAGGTTCAACCTCGATCATATTTTTAGTCCGAATCCGATTTAAAGAATCCTCTGTAGTCCCATCAACTGCCCTAATAGTCCCCTGTTCCCAACTCGCCTCATCCGTGGGGCAATAGTTGACAACCTCAGAACCACTTTGATCATACACAACACTTCCATAGGCGTTGGCGTTGCTGTAGAAGGAGATGTTTGCGTCTGCCCAAGTTTTAAGTTGTGCATCGGTCATTGTTGCGGTTTTTTCGGGGTGTTTATCGGTCAAATCTACTACAATTATATTATCAAGAGTCATACTTACTGTATTATAGCCAAACATAGCATAAGAAGTAGCATTTCCTGAAGCTGTAAAAATAATAGAATTTGTGCCAACTGAACGGAGCGTATATGAACCTTCAAATGGACTTATTAATATTTGCGGAGTACCTGACGCTTCAAATCTTATATAGTATTTATGACCACTAATTATTGTCATTGATTGGTTTATATTTGTACTAGATACGGCTCCACTCCTTGTAGCTTTACCATCTACAACCCCCCACCAAGATCCAAATGTCCATCCTGTTGTTCCACTAGCAAAATCTGGATTACTAACAAGATTATTCGGGTTTAACCCACTCGTCCCAACCAAACTTCCCCATTGACTGCCGCTTAGTTTGCCATTTTGATCTGAGTTTATGTCTGCTTCAGCAGAGGCTGCGCTTTCATGTATACGAGCGAGGGGGGAGGTGTGGGTTCGAGAGAGGCGGGTTGTGCCAAGGGAGAGGACTGAGTTGGAGATGATGTCGAGGGGGTATTCTACTCTGCTTAAGAGTATCCTTTTTAACGCAGGATTCATTTACCCACCCCCTAAGCCGACATTATGTCAAGATTATACGTTAAGGTTTTTGCGCTTATAGTAGTTTCTGCACCAATACAAACAGCCTTGCCGTACAGCTTAGTATCACCTGCGGCCAAAACAAAAGACTTATTATGCCCAATATCCTCTGCCTCACAATTACTACCTCTGTCAATAAGTGTACTGATAATAATTTTGCCGACATAGCCAGTTAAGCTATCAAGATCAAAAACGGCATTTGTCGCCTGTACTGTTGGACTGACATTAAATAGATATAGCGTATATCCTGCGCCACCAGCGAATACGGCATTTTGATTAAGTGTGACAAGAGAATTAAGGATCATGCCGCCTGTTCCTGCGGGCAGACCTGTTTCAAATTGCAGAATTTCTCCTGCATCTGTTGAGACAACATCGCCCGCTGAATGGGCTGCGCCTGTGCCTATGAGGATAGTGTCGGAAGCTCTCGTAAGACTTCCATTTAAAGTAACTGGCATAGATGTACCCGCTGTGCCGGTTCCTTGCATCTGCTTAATAATACCCTTGAGCTCTGCGATTACCGAGCCCGCAGCGGTAGGGTCTATCACTGCTGCATCTGCCAATGTCCCTATTAGGGCAGCGAGCGCATCCTGCTTAGCCTCTGTAGCAGGTGCTGCGATCACCTTTGCTAATAATGCCGCCAGAGTAGTCTGGGTTGCAAAGTCCTTCGCGATCAGCGTGTCTTGCTTAGTCTCTGTTGCGGGGGCCGCAATCACTTTCGCCAATATAGAAGCCAAGTTAGTATTTAGGTCAGCTAATGTTTTAGTTCCTGCGCCACTTCCGGCGATTGCGTCCCTCAGTGCCGACAGTGCAATATCAAGGTTTGCAATTGTTGCTACTGCATCCGTTTGCAATCGCCCTGCAACTACCTCCAGATCAACTACCTGCTCGTTTCCCGATGCGTCTAATATCGGGTCCCTGCTCGCGTCCACTAGCAGCGCGTAGATCTGCGACTTGCCTATTACCTTGCTTTTGTCACTATAGAGCAGGTCGCCGCGTGTTTTAACATCTGACATTCACTCGTTCCCCTTTCTGCGCAATAAAATAACCGCTTATGCGGTTTGGTGTTGGGTGGGCTCCATGTCTTTGGGCTCTTTGACCTTGGACTCCATTTCCTTGGGCTTCGTGTTCTTTTCTGATTTATCCCTTTCTTCCCTAAGTCCCGCAGCCTCTTTCTGCAGCATCTCAATCTGTGCGTCCCTCATGGCCAGGTTAACTGTCAGCGTTGTTATCTGCTCGGATAGTTTCTTGATTACTAGGTTGATGTCGAGGTTCATGGTTTGTTGCCCCTTTCTTACACTAAAGTATGTGGCGTGCCATCGCTTTCGTAATACATTAAGCCTGTGTCAGTTATTATAATATAAGCACCATTAGCATTCTTTGCGCGCAAGTCTCCTCCCCCTAAATCAAAACGGCAACCATTGCCTATATAGGGATATATGCCTGTAAGACTTGAGGCGGTCGTGGCAGTGCTTGCACTGCCCGCGCTTGTGGCATAGCCTGCGCTTGTGGCGTGCCCACTAAGGTTGGCATAAACTGTACCGGTACCACCCCCAACTGTAATAGAGCCTCCACTATAGATGCCAATATTTCCAAATATTTTTAGTTCAGTGCCAACATTCATGCCTATATATGCCCCACTTGGCACACTTATGTCCAAGAAGCTGGTTGCGCCACCGATTAACCCCTGCAAATATGTCATAGTAGCAGGACCGACATACCCTGAAATAGTGCCTCCAAATTTTATGCCATAATCTGAGGATGTACCATTCCACACATTAGAAGATACGTTAAGGGCATTTTTGGCCGTAATAATCGAGCCAGTTATCGTTACGCCATCTATCGTCCCCGCGATCACCGAGCCTGGAATAGTTAAATTTGTACCATCAAATTTTAGTTTAAAATCAACATCACTCGCACCAAGCCTGAACGTTCCATTTGTTAAATCAAATACGGCCTTGGTACCGCTTGGGTCTTTCAGTATGCCCGTTTTAACCGCACTCGCATTTATACCATTAAACGTCATCGCCTGCGTAAAGGTGTCCCCGCCGTCGTCAGTAAACGCTATACCAAAATTAACTCCGTTGTACTTACCAAGCCTAATCTGCTTATCTTCGTCTGCAGGGTCAATGATGTAGATGTTGTCGCCGTCCCAATAGAAATTCGTATTGCCTTGGATTCTTACGAGGCTCGCATTAATAGTCCCTGCGTTGAATTCATCAGCCGTGAATCCCGAGCCCGTGCCAAACGTCCTCCAGTTCCACTCATCCCCCACCTTACTATCAGCTATGGCAAATATCCCCGGCCCAAGATACAGCGCCCCAAAATCCGGACTAATCGGGTTCGTATTCTCAAGCAGGAATCCCTTGTCCTCGATTACCTCAGCTGTTTCGTATGCTCCACTCGCTTTGATCTGATTCTGCAGGGCATTGATAACGCCTGTTAGCCAATAGGTATTTACCTTGCCGCCTGACAAAACCTTCTCGATGGTTTTCTGCGTGTCCTGTAACCCTGATATCAGGTCGTGAATGTTTTCTTGGAAGTTACCTAGCACGACGTTATCTTTCCATGGCTCGAACGGCCATTCTTCCAGTTCGAGAATTCTGGCCGAAATGTTTACGTTATAGTCCTCGTCGATTACTTTACATACATCGCCAATGCCAAATCCCTCGCCGTAGTAAGCTGCCAAACTGCTCAGGTCAACGACACTGACCTCATACCTAACCTTGGGTACCTCCTGTGCTGTCAGAGTGGTCCGCATGGCTGCTAGTAAATCCTCTTCCGCCTCAATACTTGAGTCAGTTAAGCCCCCTTGATATCCCTTCGCATAGTTGTTGATATACTGACTTTCGATGTAAGGCTGCGTAATTAAATGAGTAACCGGGTCGATTGTCAACCCGGTCTTTTCTTCGTCCGTCCATGTGGATGTGTCCATGCCGACGATAGTTAGATTGTCTTTGCCGTAACCGTAGAGTTTAGTGACTAGGTTGTTGGTGTTTTCTTCCTTGAGTATAGTTTGCAGGTTCTTCCCGCGCCTGAATTGGATGCCGTTATCTTCGCCTTGCTGAACGAGAAGGCTTACTTCCTTGTTGTCGAAAACTACTTCAGCACTCCAAGTCTCTTGGACCTTCTTCACCGCTTCCAAAGCTGTCATGTTTTCGAAGTCTATGTCCTTGCTCCCCGTAATCTCTACAGTTCCGACCGTGTAATCTGTCCCTGCCAGCGCTTGCGTCAGTGCCGTTGTTGCGGTCACATTTGTCAGTTCAGTGAGGCCATTATGCCAGTAATCGATCAGCCCGCCGCCGATGTGTTCGCACTCGACTAGCAGAGCGTTTTCTTTCCGGCTCTTAGCCAATTTCTTGATAACATACTTCTGGGTGTTATATTTGACGTAATTCTCAGTAACTAATTCTGCGGTTTTCTCGTCATCAAACGGCAGGCTGAATATCAATGTACTAAGATTGTTGACCTTGTGGCTAAGCTTAACTGCATACGCTAGATCAAGGTAGGAAATAATCGCGTCATACGCATTGTAATAGACCAAATACTGCTGAGTTGGGGTACTAACCGCAGAGACACCTGCAGGACCGTCAAGCCCTAGTTCCAGTACAGTTGCCCCAACAAACGAGATGATCAGCATAATAGTTTTACTGCTTGTGGTAAATGGTTGGGAAATATCGTAAGTTCCTGTGCCTTCTTCTGTCACTGTAATACTCGTTGAAGTTATAACTTTTCCATCGGTCCCGATCTCTTTCACTCGATAAGAAGAGGGTACAGTATCCACTAGGAGTCTCCCGATTAATGTATACTCCTGACTAGGAAGGACATAAACATTAAAGGTCGTTACCCCCGACAATTCAGATAAGGTTAACTGTCCCAAAGTAGGCCCTCCTTTCTAGGGTAATTCTTGAACCAAAACTGTCGATCTTCTCCATTCCAAAGAGATAGATTCTGTATATGAATTTCCTCTCAAATCATACCAAGTACCTTCTGGCAGTTGGTATGCCTTCTCGGCTTCATTATGATTTAATATGGCTATACATTTTTCAAAGCGTCGAGAAAACAATAAATCATCCTCTTGGTATTCTTCTAGCGGTTCGCCTGTCTTAATCTTACATTCAGGATATAGGGATTCATGCCAATTGCTCCCATACGGGTCATACCAAGATGCAAGGCCAGTGTCCTCGGGGTCTGAGCCCCAGTAACCGATACAGTAGAACGCTTTGTCGTGTTTTCCCAGCAAGAACGTAGCCAAGGAAAACATTCGCGCACCCCATCGATAAGGTCTATTTCTGACTAAAACAGCTACCCATTTATCGTGATCGCGGCACCAAATTAGAAATTCTAGTTCGTTTCTCCATCTTCCATCAACATCTAGTTTTTCTTCTGCGCCTTCATCGCTAATGGTTTCCCATGGGTCCAAGCTAGTTGTGTATAGCCAGCACTCCAACAGGTACCCGTCCCACGGGTCAGCTCCAAGAATGCCATCAAGTGCAAGTGTCCCGGTTTTTGGGTCCTGATCTCTGGTAGTACCAAGATTCGGAGATAACCAAAATCCTTCCTGATGTAACGCGTCCCGATATTCGCAAAGAAATTTATTCGCTGAATAGTAGTGCTCTTTTTGTGTTGCCCAATTGAGGTAGGTCGATGGCTTAGTTTCCCAGTCCGGACTTCGATTTACAATAACGCTATACCACTCTTCTACTCCATGGCAGTCATTATAAATCATATCTGGCCAGGTATCCTTGTCTCTAAGTATTCGATCAATATACCACTGACAACACTCCAGGTCTTTCCAGTTGTAAGAAAAAATACCGCCACCATGATCGTATCGGCCATATTGTGTAATACAAGCCCATTCAGGTCGCAATGCCATGATCTCCTGCCAAGTCACGGAAGTTGAATATTCGGAGTTATGATTAAAGTATTCGCCATAAAGCAACTCAGGGTAGAGACTTTGGAAGTTGTCAGGGTCAAGCCCCAAGGTTCCATTCCACTTCCAACCGTCAGGGGAGTAGTGAATATCATAGTCTGGCATTTGTTCTAGATTCATAGCCGTTGGTCTGAATACTTCCCAATATCCTATCCTGCCGGTGGGTACGGGAAGCGGTTTTCTTTCTTTAGGCACGATTATGTCCATATATACGTTTGATACTTCGGCGGGATAGGCCGTTAAGGTTGGTTCCAGATTCCGCGTCTCGATCAGCGGGTATAAGATCAATTCCGCAGAATCAGTTAGTGCCCCATAAGCTGCAGTAATTGTAATCTTACAAGCCTCGTCGGGTAAATCGAATATTACCCTTGCCTTACCGACCGAATTGGTTTTGAGTGTCGATAATTGCCCAACATCAGGCGAAACAGAAAATTGAATATCTGCATACCGCAAAGCCACTTCTTGCCCATTATTCATAAGCTGTGCGGAGAGACTAAGTTGCTTGAGAGTGCTTGTTCTTAGTTCTGTATATAGCGCTTCCAAGCTAACTGCGTCAACAGAAGTGACGGGCAGTGTTTCCTCTAAACTGACATCATCTAACCAAATATAGTTATCTGAGTTATCGCCCCAATTTATTAAGCTGAATTCGGTTTTTATGCTCTTGACCGCCTTGGATGGTGTCCAACTAGTCTCTTTTTTGGTCCAGTCAAAATCACCTGTCGGCCATGTGAGATCAGCAAGGTAAAACCCTGCAGGATTCCATTCTCCCGTATTGTCCATATAAGCCACATATAGTTGACACTTGAAAGAGCATACCCCATCGACTATATTGGATCCTTTGGCCCATGCTTCGATATTTACCTCCCTGGCCGTGGCTTGATTTAGCGTCATGGTCTGCTGGGCATACGATGCATAATAATCTGTCTGATTAGTCTTTATCCTTAGAGACCGTGGTGTTGATTTGTATTCGGCAGTAGTAATCTCAGATCCTATATCGTCAATCAATTGTGCTTCCATATTGTAAGCGTTTCTGGTCCATCCTGTCAGCTCGTCAGAAAAGTCCCCATTTACTACCAAGTTGGGATCTGATTTAGGAGCTAAGCTGATAGCCTCGTACTTAAATGTGGTTCCGAAATCAGGCCAAATCCTTAATAGTGCCTTAGGCCTATTCGCTGGATTCGCTGGAAATATTACTGTTACTGTACCTGATTCTGGCGCAGCAGCTGTGACATGGACAGATTCTTGCCATGCTCCATCAACATCAAAATAATAGAGCGAATGATTATCCGAAGTAGATGCTCCTGAATTCTGAGAAACACAGTAGGTGAGCACCAAAGTATCGCCTTCAACTACGTCAAACTGCATAGATTGAAGGCAGTACCACCCAAGCTCGGGCGTATAAGGAGGCATAGTTATTAACAGTGCCTTGCCTCCTGTCTGTATAATAGGATTCCCAATCGCGGTCACAGCTACGGCTATAGCATTATCATCGCCTTCAATAGACCATCCGCTCGGCATAGTTGCCCCTTCTGCAGCAATAACAAAATTCCCATTGAATAGATGCTCAAATGTAATGGTATCTGCTTCACTTTCCTTTAGGCTTAAACTATTTAAAAAGTAAATAATTGAGGTTCCAGATTCGCCATAATAGCGAAACACAAATTCTAGCTCTACCACATCTACCGGAGCCTTAAGGATAGTCTCGTTAAGCGTATACTCATCAGTTACCAATACAGTTACCCATGTATAACTCCCTTGTCCTTCTGCATCTTTAAAACGATATTGAATATAACAAGTTGTCGAAACATTGGCTTTGTGCCAACTAGACAAGGTGTAATTCCTACCACCAATTATGGCTATTTTGGGGGACGCTAGGGAGCCCCAAGATTCGTCGGGAAATGAAAAATACATGGCCTTCGTCCCGGATACTTGTACATCAGGACTATACCCATACCTCACTGCATAACCGGCATCCTGATTAGAATATACCGTGAATCCGACGGGCCAGGTAGCGCCGTCCTCAAAAGACCCGTTTGTTAATAGTTCGGGATAAGTAGGAGTTTCTGGTTCTGCTGGTAGTCTCTCACGGTGAACAGTGGGATATTGGGGATCTATCCAATAATGGTCCCGCCTGTTAAGTTTACCGTAATACACACTCGCTAGTAGCCTGTAAACCATCATACCGTAATCTGTATAAGCGGCTAAATGTACCCCTTGAACATTCCATACGGTAATTCCTTGAAGAGGCGGGTCTACGCTTTTAATAATTTGGCCACTTTGAGACAGTTGATAAAACATATCGGACGTTTTATCATAAGCCAACATTCCTAAGAGATACTTACTCAGGCCCACAAAATCACGGCCTGGCTCAACAGTAATATCAAATTCAGACAGTACGCTACCACCTATGTCAAACAACTTCACATGACCAGTGGATTTAATTCGCGCAATAGTTGTCGCATCAAGCCAGCAAAACCCCGTGTAGGTTTCTCCATCTGCGATATACTGGGTACTTATTAGATCTGACACAATTCCATTGCTAGCCATATGCCATATTTTAGAGTCATGGTAATCCAAATCAACCGGAGAAATGCTTGTAGCGAGGGAATAAAGTTTTGTTTTTCTATACGAATCACTGTAAAATAGCTCTCCTCCACTGACCGCATATGTCTTTTCAGAATGACCGACATACAATACTGCGTCAACTGTTGGAGCGGTTTGTTTATAATAAGCTACCATTTCCGCAGGGGTGAGTTTTGCTGCTGTAGCGGCATCAAATACGATTTTCTGATTTTCTGTGTCTACTACCCATCGAGTAGCTGTATTGGTCGCAGCATGAAGTCCATCTGCACTAGCAGGGCTTCTGTTGGCCTGTGGTACCAAGTCGCCAGTGTCATAAACAATATAGCCCTCAGTCCTTAATTCGGCTGCAGTTATATCTATTACTAGACAGTCCCCTGTCCAATCCAGAGCTTTTATGGCCCCGCTGGTGTAGTCGTATGGCTGTTCCGTTGCTTCGGCCTTGGTTAAAAATACCCGATACCCGGCTGCTCCCTCAACCGGAGTGATCTCAATAGGTACTTTGTTTTTATCTGGATTTAGTACAGTAGTTGCGGTTATTGCCCGAACCTCGTTAGAACGCCCAGTTTCGCCGTTATCATTATAAGCCGTCACGCAATAGTAGCGAGTTTCCCCATCGGGTATAACTCCATCCACGGATTCTGCGCAGTACCACTGGTCGGGCGGCGATACATGTGGCGGGCGAAGATACTGCTCGATTACTTCCCCTGCGCTGGTGATTTTTTCGATGTTATCATCCCAGTTCCCCAAGACATACTCAGTGCTGGTTGATTGAGTCATAGTCTGATTGCTGTATAATTCCAACTCCTCAATTACTTTTGCCGGAACCATGCTACCAAGTTGCCCGTTATGAGCATACAGCACATTATTTCTACTAGCGGTGTCGGGAACTATCTCTAAATGCTTAGGATTGATGGATTCTGTTAACGCCGCTTCATAGGTGGCATTACAAACCGTAGTCGGTATGTTTACTGACTGCGTTTTAGTCGATTGAATTGTATATATGCTAGTTGGAGTATAATTCTCTTGAACAAGGAACGCTGCTCCTACATAGCAACCATAAGAACCAATATTCGTTATTTGAATGTCGGTTTTTTCTACATATTCTGACGCAACTACAAATATATCAGTTCTAACCCATTGACTGGCTCTTACCAACACCCGTTCTGTTTTCTCTCCAATTAATATTCTAAAACGGCTGTATAAAGAAATCGTAACTTCTATGATGGTGTCGCTTATTCCGCAATGATGAATAGTAATCTTTTGTTTACCCTGTTTCGGCTCCACTAATATGCTCTGCTGTAAAATCACTCCGCCAACAGATAAATTCATACAATTATCTCCAAGGGGAGATTGAACATTTTCAATAATCGCACTCACACAAGTCCAAGCTGTAGGTGTTTCCCCATCGGACGAATATGCGAACAATGAATTGAGGGCAAGATTCCCGGCAGGTACTTCTTGAACACTAGGCATAGCAACAACTTCTAAGCCAAAATCCCCAAACCAAGCCTTTCCAGTTGTAAACCCCCCGAAAATTATATGAAAAAATAAATATTTAGCTGGCGCGTTGGGTATGAAAGTTAAAAATCGACTTTTGAAATCATATGTTCCATTCTGGAATCGTAGCGGGGTGCTTGATATATAGGGGAATTGGTCCCATTGATTTGGATATCCAATCACATCAGCCAAAATCCTTGGGCATACATCAGTGTCTCCTTCAGGTGCGAGCAAGCCTTCTGCAGCGCAAGCTGCCGACACTTTCAAAGCTTGGACTTCAGTATGCCCTAACCAAACAACCTGAGTTATGCCCCAAGATTTCTGAATCAAAGGATTTGAAGCATCTAACAGCATAGATTTTCCACTTAAAGGAGTTATTTTTGTTGTTGCCCATTCAGCACCAGCATTTAAAAATGAGCCATAATCAGGTCCGCCAAGGGTCCACCAATGGTCAGGAGCAGAACCAGCGCCGCCAGGATAGGTAACAGGATGATTGCCATAGCTGTCTACTTCGTCAATTAGGTTCCAGCTTGTACTATCAAGGAGTAAAGGGTTACCAACTAGGTTGAGCATATTACCCGCCTCTCTCTAAAAATCATTACGGCAGCACTATTCCCCTTTTTGTTAATTTTGACCTTAGCACGTCGTAGTTTTTGCCGATTTCGCTATCCGTCAGCGCACGATTATAGGACAAGAAGTAATACATGCTTCCGCTTAAGAACGCTGAGCTAGAAATACCATGCTTCCCTAGCATTATATCGCTACCTTGAAATGCGATTTGTGAAACTGCCGGTATGCTATCAATGCTGCTTCTATTTATTAGCATGTCTAATGTTTCCGTGGTCTTTCTTAAAGCTATAAAGACCGGAACGCCAATTGATAGAATTCCTGCGGTCAAATACAGATTGTTCCAACTGGTCCCATCGTAATAGAACGCTTGCAGCTGATTACCAGCGCCAGGAATGGTTTTTATTGAAAAGCTATCGTTGTAGGAAAATAACGTACCATCATCAAAGGCAGATATTTTTAAAACGCATATAGCGGTCATTCCGGCGGTATTCCCCTGAAAACTTGGTATCGACACATATTCATCGGACGCAAAGTTTAGGCCATCAGTACTCCACGTAGGATCATTCAAATCCACTCCTGACATTGACCCCAAGGTTCCGTGATTACCGTTTCCCGAGTAGTCTACTAATATCTGCCCGCTCATGGCATCGAAACGGTATTCTGCCATGAGTCTATCGCGAACAATATCAAGTGTTGATTCCCCCACCATAAAAAGGCTAGGAGTTTTAAGCACTACTTGTCGCATACCATCACCCCTAAACTAATTCTACATGAATCGTTACTGCAGTTCCCTGTCCTGATATTGTGTCGACCAATACGGCCAAGTTTACAGCTCCATCTAAGTCTAACTCAAAGACCTGATCTTGGCTTTGTCCTAATGCAGTTAAGAGGTAGACAGTTTGTGACTGGCATTGATGATAGGCAGTGCTAACTTGGTTTTTTATAAATGGTACGATAGTTAACATTGGTGCACTCCGTAAGTCTGTCACGGTTACGCTGGCATAGATGTAAGCCTTGGTTTTCCCTGTAGTATCTATTGGGGTTATTCCCGCGGCGGCAGGAGTATAGGCATTATTCTGCACGAATATAGCGTTAGTAGAAGCTAATCCGGTACCAACAACCTGAACGTTCACTACTCCAGCACTCCCGCCCGCTCCTACGGTTCCCACGGCGGTTACGGCACAACCGGCAGCCCTTTGCGCTTCTGTGATTCGTGCTACCCATAAGGGGGCATCTGTTGCAGTAGAAAGGAAAATATCATAATATGTTGCCCCTGTAGATTGGGGAATGGTTATATCTATAGATTTGTCTACGGTCGGAGTTTGTGTGACCAATGCGCTAACGCCAACCGTCCCGTAACTATTCCCCGGAGCAACGCCTATGCCATGAGAAACAGCCGTAAGGGAGCCCGCTGTGGCTGAGTCTGCGGCGGTGATTGTAATTGTCGTGCACTTATCAATAGATGTTATTGCGCTACGGTGTAGCGCCCCCGCATTACGTGTCGCAACAACCTGAACTCCGTTGGTAGTCCCTGGAGTTGTTTGATCGATTCCGGTTTTACCTAATAGATTTGTGCCAGCTGGCAATGCTTCCCCGAATTTAATATCCCCAATATACGTTGCGTCAGCAATATCTGTTGCCGGGGCAACGCTTAAGCTGGCGACTGCTGTCTTTTGCCCAAGATTCCCGCTAGGCAAAGTAACGATATCGATATTGCCAATGTTATTATCGCCTGCCGTAATTGACTTAATGACAACCTCGTTAGCATTTGCGGTAACTTGGTCAATGGACACCTTGCCAACAATTGCGGTACTGGCACCCAGAACTAAGCCGCCTGAACTATCCACACTCCCCGGCAAGGCATAATAATAAGTGCATTTGCAGGCCGTAGAGGCCACTGCCGTTGTTAGTCCGGCATCGGAATATAGCTTAAACTTGCCAGCATTACTGTCCAAATCGGCTGCAGCCGTGCCAACATAAAGGGCTACACCTGAGCCGTTATTTCTGGGCAGTACATCAACTGCGGTAAGTGCTCCGTCGCCGTTTATGTCTAAAACTGGGTAATGTGCACACTGGAAAAATCCGCTTGCATCCGTTGTTTGTACTTCGTCTGTTACTTTTACGGGCACGAAAAGCACTTGGTTTAATGCGTTAGCGCCGATTTGATAAGCACATACGGGAATGCCCTCACTGTCTGTTAAAAACGTAAACGCCTCACTCATGTTATAACCACCTCTCATAATATGTTATTTTAACTCTTGCCGAGCACCCACTTGCACTCTCAAACTTCAGCGTATTCGAGCCAACTTCGAGCATCGGGAACGTTCCATCATGTGCCGTCAACATGTTTACTCCACCCAACTTAACGGTCATCCTATCGGTGTCTATACTTGCCGTGGTCCCGTCCACCAGTGTCGCAGTATATTCGCATTCGTCGTCATTCACGGTCAGCGTAAAGCCCGAAATCAGCGTTGTAATGCTTATATCAGGACAAATACCACAACCAAGCGCAGGAAATACCTTGTATCCTGTTAATACCGGGTTTTGTATCTCGACTATCATCGGGGTAGATTTTAACCCCGCGTTGGTCAGCGTGATTTCTTCGCCATCTGAAATAGATTGCTCGACGACTATAGCCGTATTCGCATATGCATATGGGTCGAAGGCTACAAACTCGACGGTAGTGCCTTTTTCCCCCAGCACAGGCCCGACGTCAATAGGATTAACGGTTCTGGCCCAGTAAAACTTATCAAGTTCACCATCAAGGATGAGTTTTTTTACTCCGCCCGTTGGGTCAAGCCATGCTGCTATATTCCGCGTGCGCTGCCTGATTTGTGTTTCCCCGTCAGCATAAAGAGCGCACTCGCAAATGATCGTGCGCTCTCCTATTTCTGTACCGAAATCATATGCTCCGTCGCGTCCGGGGATAACTACGGATTGATTGCGGCTGCCCGGTATGACGTTGATTGGTGAGGCTAGGAGGTAGAGGTAATAGTCAGTTATGGAGTGCTTGGAGTTGTAGGTAAAGCCGATTGCGTTGGGCGGGATTGTTGTAATTACTTTCATGGCTAGCCCCGCCTTCCTGAGCTGCGTTGGGAGGATTCTGCTAGGCTCCAGAGTTCTTTGCTGATTTTCTTGATGTCGTTGTCGTCGCGGACGTTCATTTCCTTAACGATAATCGTTAGTCCGCCGCCAGCAGTAGCAAGGCTCGCTTGGCTCGTGTTTTGTATAACCTCTTGCATTACACTTTTTAATAGGCTAACGGGAGATACAACTTCCGTCTCCCCACCCTCCCCAACCCCAATGATGCTCGGCTTATCAAATGCCCCGCCTTTAGCGTACCAGTCAACATCAAACCCATTAGGCATACTAAATCCGACATCGCCAACCTGCACCCATTTCCAAAAAACACTAAAATGTGGCGTTGGGATATGCATGGATTTTAGACCATTAATGATACTCTGTATGATGTCTCTGCCCCATTGTACTGCTTGCGAAGGTATCGATTTGATGTAGGCCCAAGTTTCTTCCATCTTGGCAACTAGGCCATCTTTTAAGTCTTGGGCTGTTGTTATAACCGATGCCTTGATACTTGTCCAAATATTTGATATTCCAGTTTTTATTTCATTCCAAGCCGTTTCTGATGCAACTTTTATATCGCCCCATATCTTTTTCACGGTGCCGTAAATAGCTAGTCCAATGTTAAGTATGATGTAAGAAAGATTCTCGAAAATATTCCCTATTAGATCATGTAGATTTTGGAAGATAATTACAGCATCTTCTTTTAGTTTTGTAAAATTTCCGGTAACTAAGTCAATGAGTAGTACCACAGGTCCTAGTACCACGATTCTTATGGCTTCCCATATATCAGCAAAAACCTGTTTAGTTCTTCCGAGCACGTCCCTTATGAGTTCTATTTGATCTTGAAACTTCCCATTAACTGCATAAACCATACCCATAACTAGATTGACTATCGTGTCCTTTATACTCGTCCAAGTACTGGAGAAAAATGTCTTTATTCCATTCCATGCATTTTCGGTTGTTGTTTTTATTCCATTCCATAAGCTAGAAAAAAACTCACCCAAGCTAGAAAAAGCGGTAATTATAGATGTCCACAGTTCTTGTGCCTTCGCCTTGACTACGTCCCAGTGCTGATAAAGCAATACCCCAGCAGTAACCAACGCCGCTATTGCAAGCACGACCAATGATATAGGATTTGCCGCCATTACTAAATTAAGTCCCATCATGGCAAATTTAACAGCGGAAATAACTGCAGTCGTTGTCTGAAAAGCTAGGAATCCAGCCAAAACACCAGCCAGAATGGGTCCAATCGCTCCCCAATTATCAATAATGAATTTTCCGGCACTCATAAGACCATCGAAGACTACGCTGCCGATATTCCAAAACGTCGTAAATCCCTGCGTTGCCGTATCGGTCCATTGTTTTAATGTTCCATTGGCCGATAACTCGTCTATTTTAGTTATCAAATTGCCCATACCTGCTGCAATCTTGTCAAATAACGGACCCGTAGCCGAGGACAAAGCACTCATAAGGGTATCTTTTAGCGTGGATAATCTACCAGAAAAGGTTTGACTTAGTTTATCGGCTGCGCCTGTATAATTATGATTTTTTACTTCTTCAGCAATAGCTTCTGCATAGCTCTTGCCTGCGTATTTCCCGCCTTCCTTGAAGTCTGTCTGAGAAAGCTTAATGCCGAATTCCTTTAATCTCTCGAATTCCGAGTTTGTTACTATGCTTTAAAAAGCATGGGCAAGTCATTTCTGCTTGCCTCTCATAGTCGCCTATGAGCCCAGACTATATCTTCATCCCAATGGGATGCCCTGCGCTTCCGATAACAATTACTCGCCATCGGCCCACTACATGACCATACAAAAAACAGCCTTGTTATGGCTGTTTAATTTTAGGCTTCCGTGGTAGTCGTTACACCTTCTAAATAGTTTCCTATTTAGCTTGGCTCGGTATTATCTGCTTTTTAATTCTATGATTATCAATAAAGGCTTTTACTTGTGTCCTTGTTTTGTGAGGAAGAAGTTCATTTGTTCGGATAATCCCATGAATGGGATAGTATTTATAAATTATCGCCTTTTCTTCTTCTCTCCATCGATTATTTTTTATTAGGCCCCTTCGGTTTGCAAACGCTTTCACAGAACTATAATTTCTTCCAGGTAATAATTTATCCATTTCCTTCTTTGGTAATTTTGAATAATTTTCTTTAATTATTTTTATTTCTTTCTCAGTCCAAAATTCAAACCTTATGCCAAGTTCTGCCACCTTGTCTATTATAGAATACTCCGGCCTGCCTAATGCTTCTGATGTTTCCCTAGGCCCAAGCGAAGGATAATTTTCTTTTAAGAAAATTATCTCTTCCTCGGTATATCTGTCTTGTCTTGGTCTGGCTAACTCTTTATTAGGTCTTAACCCTTCAAGAAGATATAAGTATTCGCTTGGAACATCAAACCACATGTGGCTTTCTGCTTTTGCGTGGCAGTTATGGCATAAACAAAGAAGGTTTTGTAATTCATTAGCCTTTTCATAATCACCCTGGAAAAATCTAAACGGGATAACATGATGAACAATTAATTTATAGCCTTGTTCGGTTTCTGTTTTGCCGCAGTCTTGGCAAGTGTCGTTATCCCTAATCCTTGCTAAATTGCGTTTTTCAAACCAATTGGGGCCTCGGTATTCATCATGTCCACCTTTCCACCAGTTGCAATTTGCTCCGCTTCGGCTTCCATTTTTTCTGTCAAATTCATGTCGGCATTTTCTGGAGCATGTTTGCTTTTTTGTTTGCGAAGGAACTTTATAAAAAACATTTCCACAAATAGGACACTTTTTGTATTCGCCTTTTTTCTGTACCATTTTTTATCCCCCTTTACCCATTATTATATCATAAATAGCTTATTGGGTAAAGTTGGATTAGCAGATTTTCACCGAATTCACAGGGTTTTCACGCAGCTATTGCTAGTTGCGGGGGCAAATTTTGTCTACCCATCATAGCGTCATTGATCGCTTCCGTAGCCATGCCAACGGTCTTGCCAGAACTGGCAAATACAGCGGCCATATCCCCTGCAATTGGAAGCATCTTTTCAGCTTCCAGTCCCATCGCTTGTAGCTTGACTGTACTTTCAACCAGTTCGGGAATCTCAAACGGTGTTTTTGCGGCATACTTTTTAACCCAGTCCAGCTTTTCAGCGGCTTTTTGACTGTCGCCCATGACCGTTTCCAGGGTTGCCTTGTATTGTTCCATGCTAGAATTAGCCTTTAATCCTGAACCTAACAGTGCCCCAAACCCTGTAACCGCCGCCGTTCCGACTACCTTTAAGCCTGTGCTAATTGCGTCCATCGCCGGACCTAAGCCACGTTCAGCTTGGTTCTGAATTTTACCTAAGTCTTTGATTGCCGCA